AGCATCATAACCAGTGCGAACCTCCAGCCCGCACCGCTCAAACGCCTCCTCGATTATCTCACCGACATCGAGGTTAAAGTCTCTTGAACCTGAAGTAGCCATCTATCAACTCATGTTATTATGGGGTTTTGGTTGGTCTTTGTCATGACACAACCGCCATTTGCGTAACCATTAACCTTACCGCCGCGCATCATACCGGGGACTTTACCGCCGCGCATCATACCGACACGACCGCCGCGCATCATTTTACCAACGCCATCAGCAGCGTAATCAGGGACCATTTTCCCCTGCTTGTTCTTAACCATGTTTAATTTACCCGGCATTTTACTGTCTCCTGTTTCTACGACCTAAGATAAGTCTTTCATACTCTTGAGGGTCATAATTTGTATAGTACCCTAGTTTCTCTAACTTTGCAGCAGCATTCTCTAGCTCACTCCAACGCTGCACAAAAACGATTGCTTCATCACCTAGATAACACAAAAGCCAAATGTCTTCTTCCATCTCAGCGAGAGCTTTGTTTAATTTCATACACCCTGCTTCAAGCTGTTCGTATGACCCCTCGAAAAAGTAATCCCAAATAAGGTTCACCTTAAAATTAAGTTTGTCAAACGATTTACAAACCCTTACGACATCCGCCCATAGGTCCTCCGTAAAGATCATGTTGACTTCTCCCGCCTCAATGGCAGGCAACGCAAACGGGCAGGCAGCAACCCCGTTGTTGTACTCTGTTGGCTTTGCCAACTCTTCTGCCCAATCCCGTATCAAAACACTCTTACCAATCCGCCGGTAGCCTTTTTGTTTTTCCAACTAATCCGTTTAGAAGATTTCTTCTTCTTTGCAGCAGACGTACATTGCGCCATCGTAGGCCGACATGCGGGATAGCTTTTGCGCTTTTCGCCTTTCTTGCGGCCACACGGCTTTCCCGTTTTACAATCAACCCAGCCCTTCCCTTTGTTTTGGGAGAACCATTTCCGCAAAGAGTTCTTCTCCGCCATCAGTACATCCTCGTACTTTTCCGTTTGTTCTCCTCAACGCAACCACAACCAGAAGCAATGATTCCACCGCCGCGATACCTATTACGAGCAGGGCGCTTTGGGTTATCAACCGCCGTCATCAAACCACCAGTAGCCGCTTTCTTAGTAGAGTTTCCCCAGTTGGCGGCTCCTACTTTTCGGCACTTGGCTACCGCTCCGCTTGCGTAAGCCGAGGGCCAAACCTTGTATCTCGCCTTGACCTTTTTTGCGCAAGCGTCGAGCTTTTTCTTTTTCTTTGCCATTATTCCGTCCCTCCGGTGGTGTGGATATTTGGAACGACATTTGTCCACGACTTATCATAGTTAGCCTGCCTCACTAAAAAATCCTGCCACATGGGCTTTATCATCTTATAGTTTTCCTCAACCCGATAAGACACAACAGCTAAATCAGACTTCATCGCATAGAGTTGAGTTGATCCCCAACCTAAAAGACCAACCACAATAATCGATGTTATATCTGAAAAGTTCACTTTCATCACGTTACCACATCTTGCACGACCAATAACGGGCCGTAAGTTTATCCAACTTCTTTGTGTCGCAACCATGCCTAGCCCGGAACGACTTCCTGCGCTTAGGGTTTGATTTCTTAATGGTCATCTTGGCATCGCCAAACCGAATTATCTTCTCTTTCCCATTAGCGCAGGCTTTTACAACAGACTTCTTGCCGCCAGAAATCTGACGCTTGGGCTTATTGCATTTCATCTTGGACTTGTCGATCTTAGGCATTAGATTGGCCCCACATTTTGAATGTAAACAAATTCCATTGACGCAGAAACATTGAAGCTAACAGATCCAGAGGAAGAAAACGCTCTCATTTCTAGGTCTGTTTTTTCTGTAAACCTTAAAGGAAAAGTATAAAATTGCTCGTGTGCGCCATCTGTAAGAGTAAATCTTTCTTTTATTTGAAACACTTCCCCATAGGGTCTAGCAACAAGACTAGCATTTAAAATAGCTTTGGTGTTGGTAGATGTGCCCGTGGACAAAGACATCTTTGTAAGAAATGCTGTATATCCTGCGGGAACTGTCCAAAGACTCATTAATGTTTGGTTATCTCCATCGCCATTGATACTAAGATAAACATTAGCAGGAACTCCAGTGGTCACTGTGCCTGTTCCTGCGTAAATTGTGCCAGCATTTGCGCCACCACTACCCGCGCTCCGAACAATACCGCGATTTATCCGAAAGTACGATTTTGTGGTGTTAACAGCAGTTTGCCCATTCAATGTGACAACTTCGTTTACTTCGTTGTAATCACCATCTAGGCCAAAAATTTCAACCGTTCTTGCACCAGTACCTGCGGCAGTGTCGTTAGCCGAACTGCTTGATATAGTCATTACTGTGGCTGATGGAGGGTAGGAATACAAACCACCTTGTTCCCAGATGGTTTCTTTTGTGTTTCCAACATCGTTGTTGTAACCGAACTTAAACACAGTTTTATGACCCGTGATTTGACCACGGGCCACCTGTAGCTCAAATGGCTCAGATGTTCCGACCTGTGAAATGGAACGGATATCATATGCCATCGGATCCTCCTACGAAAGGATGATCGTTAGTTGGTTACTCGCACCTGTAAACGCAGAAACGTACACACCTTCCGAAAAGATAATGCCGTCATCTGGAATGTTCATTACGTGGTGGCCTGCCGGAAATGTTTGCGTAAGCAAAGTATCACCGCTTGCGCCACCGTTTTTCAACGTGAACGCACCCGCAGCCGCACCGTAAATTACAACCTGCCGTAAACGTGATCGAGTCGGACCAACAATCGCTGCCGAGGTTCCTTGAACCCAATTATATGCTGTTACTGGACCAGCCATAAAAGCCTCCTATTAAGCGAGGTTATTGTTTTGCTGATACAAAATAGTAAACCGTACTTCTCCAGCAGTAGTTGCCGCTGACGCGGTAACAGTTAGACGAATGTCCGCAGTTCCTGTATCTTCCCAAGCTAACGTTCCGCCTGCTTCAGTAGTTGGATATTTACGACCTGCTGTTGTACCACTCGCAAAAGTGTTTAAAATTGTAGACGCACCGCCCACTGTATCACCAACGCTCAAGTTAGTAGTCGCGTTCGCCGCTGTAATCACATCAATCACACAATCTATGATCTGTGAATTAGCAGGAATAACAACGTCCGTTACTTGAGCAGCCAGTGCGCCACCAGATAAATCTGCGGCAAAAGTCTGCGCCATAACGACTTGACCAGTGTTTTTAATATTTGATCCAAGGGTTGTACCCGTGGTTTCTTTAATGGTCCCTGCTTTAATAGGACCTGAAAAAGTTGTCGTACCCATGTCGATCTCCTGTCTGGGTTAGTCAGCCGCACCATGCAACTGTCAGGGATAAAAAAACCATACAGGAGAAATAGACAAAAAGAAAGGGGCTACCGAAGTAGCCCCCAGTTTGGGAGGAGGTAATGAAACCCTCCCAAACTATAGCACAAATTACGCTCCGGGTGAACCGAATACGCAACGTGGGTCGCTAAAGCCGAAGCTGTAACGCTCACGCGCTTTAAAGCGCATGTTGCCTGTGTCGAAGTCTGCTTCCATGTTGGTAGACAGAGGAGTACGCTCAAAGTGGATCATTCCACGAGGCGCATCCGTCATGATGAAGAACGCATCAGGGTCCGTCAGGAAGTCATTGACGGCATAACCATCAGGCAACATTCCCATTGAACGAATCGCGTTCGTATCATTGTCTGCTGTTCCAACACGAAGGTTTGAAACCATCAAGCGTTCTGCAATAAATTGCAGTTGACGCGGGATAAGTAACTTCGTGCCACGAAGAGCAACCTTCAAACCACGCTCGTCCACAAAACCTGCGATGTTGATAAGGGCATCTTCAAGAGATGTCTCGTTCAAATCAGCAGCTACTGTGGGTTCGTTGGCAAACGTACCACCGTTGGTTAACGGGTGGTCTGTCGCACAAAGCGCAACACCGTCACCACCAGCAGACGCGCCAGCAGTAAATGCGTTGTTAAGAACCGCAGCGGCCTTAACTTGCTTTGTGTGTGCCATTGAACGAGCCAACGCACGAGTATAACGCGAACCAAGACGATCATACAGATTGTCTTCGATAGCTTCCTCAGTGATTGAGAATGCCAGCGCAATAGTTTCGTGGTTGTAACGAGCAGTGTAGGCTTCGTTAGCGTCGTCAAAGTTTACAGAGGAACCTTCCGATTTGGTAGGTGCCGCTCCGAACCCACTCAACATAACTTCCTCTTCAA